CCTGTTTTAGAATCAACAAAATCCGCATCAAGATCAACCACTTGGTCATCTAACCTTGTACAAATATCAGAAGTCCTATCATCCTCATGCGTTATCCATTTCTTTTGCATCTCTACGCCTGAACCTTTCATTGCCAAAAGCTTTCCATTATTCTCTGCTCGATTAGATTCAGTCCTGGCAATCATTGTGGCCCTATTAGTTCCGACATTGAAAACCTTTGTTACTCGCTTCTTTAACTTAGTAATACTCTCACCATTGATAATTCCCCGGCTTAATTCTGCTTTCAAATCATTTGCAATCTCTTCAGTCATGCTCTTAATATTATCAAAGGTATAATCTTGCAAGAACTCCAAAGCACCCTTGTTCATTTGAACATTTCTGTCTAATTCTTTTTCGGATTTCTCCCAACCATTATCATACTCATTACCAATCACTAAATTAACAATCTTCTTAATATTGAAAATTTGGAATAGGTTTTTTATTATCTTTGGCAAATCGTCTATCCCTTTAATCTCGGCCAATGGATTCTTAGTATTTATAGAATCTAAAATCTCCATAACCTTATCTTCATTCTCATCCAAAAATTCAACAATCACCTTCTCCAAATCATTCTCATCTAGTTCTTCATTTGGATCCAAAATAAGCGGCGAATCAGTAGTTTGTGCTTTTATGTTTTTTTTTGGGTTCTTATTTAAGGCCGCCCTCGCAGCTCGAGAATCATTATTAATCTTATTTGCATCAGTTTGTCTTGAATCATTCACATTAATATTTGTGCTGTCGGTTGGTGTCCATTGCTTTGGAGATTCCTCGCCCCACTCAACCGGATCAAGTCCTTCCGAGTTCCTGATTTCGTTTACAGTTTTTAATCCTGATTCTGTTTGTAATTTGTAAAGGGTCCATTTCTTTGTTTCCTCATCAACATCAAAAATCTTATACTTGTAACGAATCCCCTCATACCCGAACTCCGGAATAATCTGGGTGTTTACATAATACTCAATCAACCTTAACAATGGATAAATAATTCTCTTTCTAGCAACAGCAGTCTGAACAATCTGATTTGCACTTCCCTTTGCATCCTCAGTAAATCCAAGGTCAGTTGCAGTCAAACCAAATGCTCCCCAAACCATTTTTGCCCACCACTTTTGAGATTCGATTAATTCTAATTCCTGATTAGTAAATCCTAATCTTTCAAAAGTTGCTTTCTTGTTGACTATTGCAAGTTTGTGAAAAGCCTTTTTCCAATTGCCTAAATCATCCTTCTTCTTTTGAGATTCAGCCCATTGCTGACCAAATGCTTTCATATCACCAGTAGCCATTCCCTCCAAACCTAAAATCCCTGGGGGAATAGAATTATCAGAAAAGTATTCAAGATTATGCTCAACTGCATAAATAAGAGTTTGAACTGTCTTTGCCAAAACCGCCATTGCGCTTCGGCCATAGATTTTATTAGTTCGCACCTTCTTCTCAAACCAAATAATTTCTCTCTTTCCGAACGGAACAGGTCTAGCCCCTGTATTAAATCCATATTGAAAATATGCTCCCTCTTCCCGAGCTTCACCACTTGTCAAATAACCATTAATTGCAGGAAACGGATTTTCTATTTGTTCTGCCTGAGGGTCCGGATCATAAATGTTCTTCATCAAAATCAAATCTGCTCGATTAGTGAACATTCCATATACGTCTGGATTCTTTGTAAATGCGGCCCCATCCCGCGCAACAATTTCTACCATCTTTCCGAACGAATTGAAAACCTTAACCATTATCCCAGAATTAATTTCCAACAAATCAGGTAACATTGCAGCAACTATCTTCTCCCAACTTTCTCCTGGATTAGTATTTGGATTATAAAAAAACTCCTTAACCTCTTCAACTTCCTTATCTTTCCCTGGAACTTCATTTCCATCTCTATCCTCAGCAACAATCGTAAAATCAAAAGAAGTAACCTGATCAATTATGGCCGTTTCTACCATATCAACATAAACAGATTCAGCCAACTGCCTTTGGTAATTAAGATCCTCATATCTTGGATATCCAAAAGGCGGCCTATAAAAAAAGTTTGGAATGTATGCTTTTGGTTGTCCGTCTCTTGATTCCTCAAATGCAGTTACAGCACCATCTCCGGCCTTTGCTTCGACCTTCTGTCCAAGCAAACCAAAGAAATTCTTAAAAGTCTTTTCCATGAATGTGATTTAAGGTGGGCAACCTTGATATGTTCTAGTGATAGTTATTCAATGATTTTTAATTTTATAAAGTTAATTGTTGAATTTCTAAACAAAAGCCCACGAGGATTCGCCGCCCATGTTCATTAATTCAAGTGCATAACCAAGTGCTATTGGAATATCTGGATGAACTCCGGCTTCAACAAGTTTCCCATCAGACAAAGCAAAGGACGTGCACTCTGCTAAAATACGGTCCGCAATTTGTTTGTCGGCTTCTGTTTTGTATGGGATTATGAACTCTTTATTTTCGAATGCAGTTCCGAGCCTCATAATCAGATTAATCTTTCCAACTGTGTGACGTTTGTTTGTCCAGTCGTAATCTTCTTTCTTTCGGGCGGCGGGGTCGTTTGCGGATGTCCAAAATAATGTGATAGGCAACTTCCATTGGTCAATGTCTTTGCTTATGGCCTTGATGGAGTTTTCCTCTAAGCCTATTTTGTCATATCGGTATTTCTCGAATAGTTGCGATTTGATGATATCCATTTGTTCATTAACTGAGAGACCTTTGTCCTTTTGACAATTCAGCAAATAATAAAATTCATCCTTCTTGCCTAGCCCGGCGTAAGCGCTCTCATCCGCAGACACTCTATCAGAAAAGGCAAAGTCCGCACCCATCGTCTTCACACTAAATTCCATATTGAACACATCTTCAGATGAGAGGTCTTTTCTGAAACATTGTTCTATCCATTCTCGTTTGATTAGTGAGCTCGAGTTGTCAACTGGGTTATTCAAATATTCTTGTTGAAATGCCACAGATCCAATGTCGTGTTTAGTTTTCCTTAATTTTTCCTCAGTAAACCGTTCGGGCCATAATAGATCCTTAAACTCCGAATTGCATGCTGCAAACACCTTTCCTTTGTATAGTTTAATTTTGTTGTTGAGTAGAGAATCCAAGTGAAGCAATGTTCCAATCATCTTAAAGCGGCCGTTAATATCCAGGCTGGGGATGATTACTTTGTTTAGTTTGTTTCGGTCTTTCTCTCGAAGCTCTGGATTAAGGACCCTATCATCAGATTCAATATCATCACCAATTATGAGGGTTGGACGTATATTTCGGAATTTGAAACCTCGCAGATTCTTTTCGAACGACACCGCTTCAACTCTGCATCCTCCAACATCGAAACAATCCTCACGATCCTTTCCATCATCACCTCTGCCTGGGCGCGGCGTTAAGTCTCCGTAAATGAATCGTAGCATTTTATTGTTCTTAAACTCAAACCTAATAGGGTCAATGAACTGGACTGTTTTAGAATGATTCTGAGAGATGTAAACAATATATTCCTCCAATTCATTAACTATGCAATAAATCAAGAAAATTATACCTGTAACGGACGTTTTAGCATGTCCTCTTGGTGCGGCCAGTGCATCATTTCCTGGCTTAAATAGTAATTCGTAGATTTCGGAGTGGAAATTGGGAGTTTTGTTGATTACGGTTTTGGGAAATACTACTTCTCCGAACGTTTGGATGTTTTCTTTGTGGGAGAAGATTTCTTGGAGAAGTTCTTTAAGCTTTTGTTCATCCTTTACTTTTTCGAAGAGTTCACCTACTTGTTGTTTTGTTACTTTCATTCATTTCCTACTCCTATTAGTAGACATCGTATTTTCGAAGTTTGGACATCTTTTTTCTCTTACGTGCTTTACTTCATTTTGCAATATATCTAAACGGCAACATGGTTTTTCTCCTGTCTCATGTATATTCATATGACCATGACAGTTAATACAATTTCTACAAGCTTTTGTCATCCTAATTTTTACCTTCATTTCCCCAACAACCTCTTTATTTCTTCAGCGCGCTCTTCTTTCGTTAGTGTTGAAATGTTACCTGCAATTTCTAACTCTTGCTTTGAAACGTAACCTCGGGACTTGCCTTTTGTCTCTAGGAAGAACTTTATGGCCCGGATGTCCTTGTCGTTAACAAGCGCATGGAGTTTGTTTTCGGCTATGTCGATTATTCTTTCAGCTTCAGCATCAAGCAATAATCTCATCTTTGGATATTTTTGAATGAACCTTGTAACAGTTGACCTATCAACTCCACATGCCTTAGCGATAACTGCTTGAACTCCGCCTGTTCCTTCTAGTGCTTTCTTAAATTTTGATACTGTTAGTGATGTCATGTGTTGCGTTTGTTGTAATTTATTCCTTAATATGGAAAGTTTTGGATCCATAAACCATCGTTATCTGTTGGTTTATCTTTTAATTCTTTGATTTCTTTATCAGTTTTTGTGTTTGAGCACTCATAATTTCCGATAACTCTACTGAAGAATACATTATTTGCATCTAGTTGATCATGTCTCTCCCAACAAACTCTAACATCTGCATCTCCGTAAGTGTCGAGTTGCCACTGCAAGTCCTTAATCCACTCGCTTATTTTCATTGGTTTTACTTCTGTCATTAGTTCTTCACCTTTAGGTTATATCTCATATTTGTCTTAAATTTGAAGTTAGTTTTACAGCCTGAACATTCCCAATCATCAAGTATACTATTAGAATCTATGAATATTAATTTCATTTCTCCGCAGTTCGGACATTCATCTGCCATTAGTTCTTAGACTCCGCTAAGTCATACCCACAATTAGGGCATTTATTCTTTTTGTTTATTTCTCGTTCGTGTGCGGACACGTCTGTTTTTTGCGTGTTTGGTTGTTTTTTATCCCATATTGTAGTTATTTGTTCAACTTCGAAACCAGTATCAGTAAAATTATCGCTCTCTTCTAACTCATGGAATTCTTCACTTAGGATTTCTACATCGAACCCTGTGTCTAGGTTCAGTTTATTATGCGCGATTCGGTAAGCTTTCTTTTCGCTCTCTGTCAGTCCTTTTAATTGCCACACAGGGATTTCTTTTGTTCCGGTTGTGTCGATCATGTATAGGGCTCTTAGTCTTCCGTGTCCTTCAAGAATTAAGTTCTTTTCGTCTACTGCAATTAAATCGTTGTACCCGAAAGTTATGATTGAATCCCTGATGTCGCCGACTTGTTTCTCTGTGTGGATTTTGGCGTTTCGTTTGTAGGGTTTGATTTGCTTTAGTTTTAATCGAATTAATTTTCCTTCCTGTTTTTTCATGGATTTTCCAATTTCTTTGTGTGTGTTTGGGGTTTTTACTTCATTCTTCATAATGCACATCCCACACAAGAAATTTCTTTATCCTCATACTTCCTACCATTTTTATCATACAGTGGCCAAGCATGATCTTTTGAATTTTTACGACATTTGCTACAAAGCCCTACTACCTGAACTGCGATTATTTTTACTCCGCTCATGATGTTGCAACATCTCCAATTTTATAAATAGGTTTCGGATAAATTAATGCTGAATAAATAGATTTTGCAACATCCGATTGTTGAGAAATATTTTCATTATTCCCAAATTCTAAAATATTATTCGCCGCCGGGAACATCTCTTTGTCAATATCTCTTATGATTTTTGCAAACTTCTGATTCAATTTGATATCTAGTCCTGTAATATCATCTTTGCATGCATAACAAACATCCCTTGGAACTTCCAGCTTTGGATATATCATTGGGCGGCCTCCTTTTGGTAATGTTATTTTTTGTCCACACCTATCACAAATAAATTCAGTTATCATGAATCAAACTCCTGGTTAGGATCATTCTCCTGGTAAATTAGATTCATACATGGGTATAATCCGTTTTTGTCCTTTTGTTTGTTTAGATATTTGCATTCTACTTGTCGCCCTTTTGCAAGTGAGCAATAAACATTTCCTAATAGTATTTGTGAGAAGTTCTCTTCTTCGCATACTTCTTCTAATCTTCTTTCATCCATTATAATCATAAGACCTCGCTGTTAATCCTAGATGCATCTTTTTAGTATGGGATTCCAAATCCACATATCTCTTACTGCACCAAAAGCATTTTAATTTTACCTTACAATGTTTTACTTTTGGATGCTTTCTTTCATTCATCAACTCATCAATGAAAACACAAAGTTCTTTCATACAACCACTAGACATCTGAATTTGCAAATCTAATCTCTGAACAAAAGTATATTGCCTCCAATTATTCGCCCACTGAACAGTTCCTAAAAACCAATCGGTTTCCTTGTTTCTAACTTCGAATACTTTGGTTTTTCTACTTGGAACTTCTATCTCATCAAATTCTAAATATTGTTTCATTATTCTTTTCCTCCAGTTCCATTACTAGTAGAAGAATATTTCCAGGGATTCTGAAACATATCTATGGCCGTAGGATTGCAAACATGAGTTAATGAACTTTGCACTTCTTGACCGCATTTTTCGCATTTCATTCGTATCTCTCAATCATTTTGTTTAGTTCTTGAATGTCTTCTTTGAGTTGGTCTTGCTTTTCTTTAATCACTACGTTAGAACAATTATCTTCTCCAACAGTTCCATGAGTTTGGCAATATCCGTGATGGTCAAAAGAGCAAGGATCATCATCTTGATAAACATGATTTTCAAAGAAAGCTAATTCCCCTTCCATATACTCCTTCAAGTTAATTAGGCTTTGTTTGTGGGATTGAACCCTCCCTCCACATAACTCACAAAATCTTCCTTTTCCGCAATCTTCGTCATACGGATAACCAGTACTCCTACCGCATCCGTTGAAATACTCTTCCTGGCGCTCTTTCTCTCTTTGGATTATTTTACTTATCATTGGAATATACCATCCGTTATATGCATCATAAAAATCAATAGTCCTAGAAATATTACTCCAGATAAAGCTATTCCTAACATTCCCATCTTCGCAATTTCAACCATACTCGGAAGAGATGCAACTAATACTACAGCAAGACATACCCAAAATATTGATAACATTCTTTTATCTATCATTTTTTCTTCTCCAGTTTTTCTTTCCTTTGTTTTTCGATTATTTCCTGATGACGCTTAGTTTCAGTTTCGCCCTTTGCTTTTTGAGATACTCCGTTTGGTCTTGCCATTACAACTCCAAAATCTCAGGATTTATTTTAATCAAACCATTATCCCTTTTGATTAAGCCAAGAGAATTCAGTTGTGATAGTGCATTATTGAATCCGCTTGAAGTTACTGAATAACCAACCCTCTCCGCAACCTCTTCTTTTTCGAACTCTATTTCATTCTCTAGTAAAAACTCAAATATCTTTCTGGGGCATTTTCCCAAACTTTTGGACCACAACTCTTTTGATATTTCTCCGAACCCTTCCTTTATGAATTCTGCATTGACTTCTTTTATTTTCAGTTTTCCATTTATTCTTTCTAATAATCCCATTGTGTTTAATTGTGATAAGGCATTATTGAATCCACTAGACTTTACTGAATAACCTGATAATAATCCTAATTGAACTTTTGTAAGTTCTCTTGTTGAATTAGCATAAAGCACTGAATAAATATTTCTTCCACATAATCCAAGCGGTGCAGTTTTAGGTTCTTCATCTGAAAATTCTCTATTACCAATAAATACTGGTATTTTGCGGGACACTTGCGGGACATTACAAGCCACTTCTTGGGTAGGGGGGGTCCGGGGGGGAAGGGGTTTCATCTCTGGTATCTCAACAGGATTAACTTTCACTCCAATAACCTTTCCAACATTTTCAATTATTCTTTCAAGGTACTTAATCTCTCTTTGGAACGCCTTGCATGTTTGATTGTATTCCCTTTCCCTATCTGAAAGAACTTTTTGCATCTCTCTGGATCCTTCATCTCTTGCTCTTTGTAGTGCTCGTTCATCTGCTTCCGGTTTGGGTTGGGAGTTCAAAGCCTTTCTCAAGTCTAGTTTCAACTCTACTATTTTATTCTTGCAATCAGTTATATCCCTAAGTTCTTTTTCTGCTTCCTTTGGCAAGTCAATAAATTTATTCATTAGCTTTTTGATATTATCTGGTGTCTTTGCTGGCTTTGCAACTTCTCCATCTTCGTCTTCCTCATGAGTTGTAAACACTGGTCCTATCTTAATTTTAATAACCTCTTTTGAAACTGCAGAACCATAACCATACATTTCTCCTGGTTCTAATTGTCTAAGTCTTATTTCCTGTTCTTTTGTTGTGAATCCCAAATCGGCTGCAGCAACCTTTCTGTCAGTTGGTATATTTGCAAGGCCTGTTAATTTGTTATTGCACTCCGCAGTTGCATCTTTGTTTAATTTTGCACCCCTTTGTGTCATTAGAACTGATCCATATCTTCTCTTTCTTCCTTTTGAGCATAAACCTATTACTGCAGGTCTTGCCTCTGACTTTCCCTTTCCGCTCTCCGGTGCAAAATCATGGGCCTCATCAATAAATACCAAAACAGGCGTCCATAATTCTCTTGGCAATATTATTAATTCTTCAAGGAATTTCTTCACATAATTACATTTTTCTGTTTTACTCATCTCAGATAAATCAATAATCACAGACAACTTCATCTGCATTATCTTCTTTGGCAAAAGTCCTGCTGTTTTGATTGTGGCCGGAATCTCTCCATCAGATCCAATCAGTAAATAATCATATTTTTCCCTAAGTGTTGAAAACTCTCCCTCAGTATCAATTATTATATGTTGAACATCTTTGCTTGTTTGTTCCATAATTCTTCTAGCACACCAGGACTTGCCGCCGCCACTATTTGCTTGGATCAGAAGTCTAGTTCTTATTAATTTTTTAAGATCTAATTCTACGTTCTCGCCTGTTTCAACATTTTTTCCTAATATCATTGCAAGTTCCTCATGATTACTTTTAGATTTGCTGTTGCAACCGCTGTTGCCATCTTCATGTTTTGTGTTCTTACCTCTACTTCTTCGATTCCTAATCTTACTAGTTTCTTTTGGTCTTCTGTTTGATGCCAATGCGCCCATGTTGCAAGTCCCCACAAAATAAGTGCAGCCATCCACCAATTAAATCCTGATTGGAACATAAAATAAACTGCTGCGATTATAACTGCTGCATTTGCTAGGTTTTGAGGTTCAGCCATTAATCTCCCTCCTCTGATACAAACTCATCTGGATTCCATCCTTTTGGGCGCGCCATTCCGTTTGATTCTCTATAGTTTTGAATTTTATCTGAAGTATGAAAGTTTCCAGTTTTGTCTGCAATTAATTCTCGTAACTCATCATCAGTCTTTTCCATGTAGTTTTCTTCGATTAATTCGATTGCTCCTTTGGACATTCCTTTTCTCTTGCCAATTTTTGTAGCTTCACTTTTTAATAATTTTGGATTAAAAGGTCGAGCAGGATTTTTTGTTTTTGGCATTGCAGTTCTGTTTTTTCTTGTGATTCCAACTATGCACATTCTGGCCTGCATTGCGTTTAAAGTAACATCTAAATCAAATTTCTCCACAAGTTTTTTATGTAACTCTGCATTTCCATAATCCTCAATATTTTCCCTCAGCCATTCAAAATGCTCTTCAGTCCATTTGGTTCTTGGCTTACCATCACGTTTTTCGTTTTTTCTATTTTTTTCTTTTTTTAGGCCCAATCGTTTTCTGGCCTCTTTGATTTGGTCATTTGTATATTGTTCTCCAAAAACTTTCTTTATTGTTTCTGCAAGCTCCCTATCAATATTCTCTTTATAATGTTCTTTGAGAAATTCATCGGCATTATCAGATAAAATTTTAGGTCTTCTTCTCTTAACCAATATTTCTTCCTCTCCCCCATCTTCTGCTTTCTTTGCAAGTTCTTCCATCTTAGCTTCAATCGCTTCTTCACCAGAAATATATTCCTTAATCTCCTCTTCGGCCACATTGTGAAGAGGATCTTCTTCAAAAACTTCTTCAACTTCATAATCCTGAAACGCCTCACTCCAAAGACCATTAGAATCCTTAATCAAAACCTTTACATCCCTTGGTAAAATTACTATTTCTGAATCCTTAATTCTATCACACAGTCCCATAACTTTCTCTGAATCTGATATTGGTAATTTTATAATTACATTTGCTTTCACCATATCAAAAACCTCCTGGGCTTACCACATCTCAAACAAACTTTCTTCTCAGAAAATCCATCATCACCAAGAATTATCTTCATCTTATGCAAACCTAACCAGCACATCCATCTATTCATTTTTTCCACTCCTCGCCAAAAACCTCTTTAATTTCTTTCAAGTCACTACCATAAACAGCCAAATGCTTTTCTTCTAATATCATACCGTTAGCACTCTTCTTGGTTTCTGTTCGTGTAATTCCCTGCTGTGTTTCTTTTTCTTTTGTCATAGTATTTCCTGGTTGAAAATATAAAATAATAAAATAATAATTTCAAAATTAGAACTTCAACCTAGTTCCAATCTCATCTGTAAGCGACTTAATCTCTGCATTTACAATCTTCAATCTCTCCTGGATAGCCTTGTGTTCTGTCCTTGCTTTTTCAGAAGCATCATATTTACCGATTGCTTGTAACTGATCCTTTAGCTTCTTTAAATCTTCTGGCATTTCACCTTCAAATTGTTCTTCTAAATCAATTAACCTTTTATCCATAAATGATTTTTCCTTTGAAAGATTATCATGCGCGAGTCTTATTCCATCCTCAGTATATTCAACTTCCATGCTTTGCTTCACAGTTGAGATTAACTTTGGTTCTTCGGTAACGTTTCCTTCGTCGTCCTTTACTTCTTCCGTCATGTTTTCAGTAGTTTGAGATTTCTTTTGATTCAAGATTTTTCTTCGTTCGTCATAAGTCAACTTAGTTTCTTCGTCTTTTGTGTTTGATGTCATTTTTCACCTCCTTTTCCAATACTATTATCAACTAGAGAAACGGCCGCTTCTTCCTCTTTACTTAATTGCTCCTGTTTATTAATGTGATTTTTATTCAATGATTTCAATAATGCTACTTGTGATTTTCCATATTCAGTTAAAACAATTATGATTTCTTTTGCTCCTTCTGTTTTTTGTTTTATTATTACGCCTTCTCTTGCCCATCTTGAAATCAAAGTCGAAGCAACACTTATTGTCAAATCACCAATCTTTGCTAACTCGGAAATGTTTCTCGGTTTATTTGAAATCTTAAACAAGAACTTCATGTAGCGCTGATTGATTATTTCTAACATTTAAGCTCAACCCTCCCATCTTTGTAATGAGTAATTTCTAACATATCCAAAGCAACTCCCAAAGAATCATAATCGACTCCAATTTGCTTTACAATATCAGATTTGAAAATTGGTTTTGTTTGCTGCTTCAAAAAATCCTCAACTTTTTTGAGAGTTTTTACATGAATATTTTTTCTCTTAGATATCACCATTATAATTATATATGTATATTTGTTATTTAAAGCTTTCTATTTTTCAAATCTGTATATTTTTTTTTCCACGAATCCCTTGATTTTTCTAATCGTTCGATTTGTTGAACTGCAGTATCAAAGTGTTTTCCAATCTCATCAAAATCACTTAGTTTAATAACCGCTCCATCTAATATCAACTTCATAGTTTGCTTTAGTCTATCTATTGTTTCAGATGTCATTATTATATTATTACTTCGAGTTCTCCTAACTCCTGTCTACAAGCCCTACATTTATGTTCAAGAAGAAATCCTGTCTCACAACATCTCCAACATGAACCCCAAGTCTCATCAAATATAATCTCAATTCCTGCTGAATTTGTTAATTTGATTTCATATTCTACCATTATTCTCTAAACCTCCTTCTTACTGGTTCCATTAATTTTCTCATTTTCTTTCTGTGTTTGAGTCTTGCAGTATTTCCCCAACATTCATTGCATTTGAAATGATGATCCGTAACTTTCTTACCGCACTTGCATTTTTCTATCAATGGAATAATTACTTTTTTTTCCATCTTGTATCTTTCCATTTAGCTCCGCATTTGCATTTCCAAATTGGAATCCTGTCTTCCTTTCCTTCTACTTTTACCCAGTCAAAATTTATTCCTCTTTCTCCACAATGTTGGCAGATTTGATGTTCTCCTTCTGCCATTATTTTATTTTCCTACCAGGGCTAGAATGCCACGGTTGATATGTTATTGCTTTATGACATTCACCATTCAAATAAACACAATTATCTTCACTATATTTCCCACCATCAACACCGGCAATCTTCCTATGAACTTCTTGTCCTGGTTTTCTGCATTCAACTATTGGACACTCACAAAGTCCATTTGACCTTTCGATTAGTAATTTTTTTAATTCAGGTGTGCACTTGTCTGCTCCTGTCATTGGCTTTGGTCTCTTTAAGACATAACCCTGTTTTTCTAATGCTTCGACTGCCGGCTTCAAGTGTTTGCAAGGTTCAGCATAAAAAATCTTATTTGAAAACTGTCTAGCATTCTTCAGTCTTCTGCCTGGAAACCATTTAGCGTCTATAACTTTTCCTTTAACAACTTTTTCTGGAGTATAAGAACCACTAAAATCTCCACACCTACAATCAATTTTGTAAATCACATTTGATTCATCAATAACATAAATCTTCGATTCATATCTTTCACAAACTGGAATAATTCTCATGTAATATCTCCTATTTTACCTTTGAATTTTGGGGCATTTTTAGACCTAAAAAGACGCATAGAGAAAGCATGTGTAACTTCAAACATTCTAGACTTCTCAAGAAATGTTCTTCCGTTTCCACTAATTAATATTAATCTTGGATCTATCACATTAAACCCTCCCCATCAACACCCACATCATCAGTATCAACTTCTTTTGGTTCAACAATTTCAAATTCAACATCTGCAACCTTTTCAGCATCTTCTTTTGTTTTAATCTCTTCCTGGACAATTGGTTGAGTTTCAACTGAATCCTTTTCTTTAACCAATCTATCAATCTCAATTCCTGCATCCTTTTTTGTCATACCTTCTGGAATATGTGCGCCAAGAATCCTCAAATATCTCAACTGACCTTCTGTGGCCAAACCCTTATGTCTTTTAGATGGTGATTTTTCTGGTGTTGGTTTATAATATCCATCCCTATCTGGTCTTGAAAGTCTTGATTGTTTCTCCTCTATTATTTCAATACGTCTTATTAAGCTAGTAATTACTTCCTCAGTTATCTTATCCATCAATCTTGTCCCCCAGATTTAAAACTGCAATCAAGCTTTTTAAGATAATCGGGATCATTAATATATCCGCATCTTTTGCAGGAACTCCCAAGTGGCCCCTTTTCATAAGTTGTGGAATTACAAGAAGGACAGTTCATTTGAACCCTCCACAATCTTTACAATTCATAATACCAACGACCGGTGCTTTCTCTCCACACTTCCAAACCCCACTTTTATCAGGTTTAGGATATTCAGTATCTTTTCCGCAGCCGTCTTTTGGATTAATAACAACCTTCTCGGGTTTTTCTTTATTTGGTGCTTTGACTTTCTTTTCCTTAACTTCTAATCCGCCTGCAATAAACTTTTCCCCACACTCAACACACATTCTTCTTTTTGATGGGAAGAAACCTGTCCCAGTATAATCACTTTGATCATAACACTTACTGCCAGATGCAATATCATCTTTACAATGATAGCATGTAAAAGAATCTCTAACTCTGCTAACTAACTTTAGCTTACCTAATTTCCCTTGATTTTCTGAAATATTTTCTATTGTCATATTGTTTTTGTTTGCGTTCCGCGCCCGGCTTTTTAAAAAAAAATAAAAAAAATAAAGTTTGTTTGATATTTAGATTTCAATTACTTTTGGTATTGTTACACATATTGATTCAACCTTCTTTACGAAATCTAAATCTGTACTCTTTGCATAAGTTTCAAATTGCTTCTTATCCAATATAGTCTTTAATGCTACTGGCATTTTTGCATCTGCCCAATCGATTGCAGCTTGCTCATCATACTTCAATGATGTTAAAATTCTGATTCCAATTCCTCCAAGCAATTTCTTCTCGCCTGTTTCACGGAATTCTTCCATAGCAGATACTTTTACTTGATCAATACATCCATTAAGATCTAATGTTGTCTTTTCGATTTTTTCGATTAATTCACTATTTTGTTCTTCAAACTCTTGTTTTTTTTCTGCAAGTTCTACCTTTAGATCATCTAAGTTTGTTCTAGTAGCTTTCAATTGTATTATGTTTTCTTGTTTCATGTTTTTCCTCCTGGTTGTTTAGTTGCGTTTGACCGCGCCCGGTATATAAAAAAATAAAAAATAAAATTTGTTTTATTAAAGTAGAATCTTTGGGACTAATCCTTTCAAATCTTGTTTCAATATATGTGAAATGAGTTCGTCTTTCTTGAGTTCAGTTTCTGGGCCTTCAAGTTTAAGTTCTCTACCTAAAGCTTTCAGTTGATCCTTTGTATAAAGTTTCAAATAATCCTCAGTAATCTTAAAGTCTTTTTTAACATCAACTCCAAAATTTCTTGATACTAATACTAACTCTTTTGCTGTTAATTTATGAAGTGCATGTTTTGAAAGTTCATAAATTGCTATATCTAGTAATTCATCACTAGCCTTCAATAATTTTTCAACATTGATACTTCCATAAATATCCAGAATATCTTTGAATTTTCCAGCTGATGAATCTAAGGCAGAATATCCTGCGCTTTGCATCATTCGAATAACTGCAAGTTGTTTTGTATTGAATTTAGATGGTTCCATTATAACTTTTGTTTTTTCCATCAAAAATTCTGTTTTGAATTCACTAACCTTTGCCAATAATCCTTGCTCTTTCTTATCAACTTGAACCTCCTTAACCTCTTCTCCATCCGTTGGTTTTTTTGTCGGAATCTTAAAGTATTCTTGAATATGTCCATCAGAATCAATCCTAACTTTATAATCTCTGTTCTTTCGACACTTAACCATATAGGCTTCTGTAATTCCTAGCGTCTTCAAATTCCAAGTATTTGATGCATCTTCATATCCTGATGGATCCTCATTGGTATTATATCTATCCTTACGTTCAAAAAACATATCCTTAAATTCTGCTTTCTTATCAATAATAAAGTCTTTCATTTTTCTGTTAAAGCATTTGCTATTCATACAGTCTCCGCTTAGGATTGTTCCTGTTTCGAATAATTCTGTTTGTTTGGATCCATTATGAATACAATTCTTACAATCTTTTTTGCAAAATGGGGCTTTATTTAGATTCTTACTAATACGACTTAAATCATCTTTTGCATCACCAACACTCATATCGTCCTCAATAATTTCTTTCATAAAATTCAATCGTTCGTCTCCTTGCATCTTTGCTAATAACAAAGCATGACCCATTTGAATTTTGTTTTTTATCAAAGCTTCTTGAACCTTAATTGGTAATTTTGCTAATTCCAACCTCTTATCCACATAACCTTTTCTTTTCGAAATCCTAACTGCAAGTTGTTCCGATGTCATGTTTTCTTTATCCATATAGATCTGAAATGCTTTTCCTTCCTCAATCGGATTCAAGTTCTTTTGAAATAATCCAGATATTATTTGTGATTCTGTTTTATTTACTTGCTCCTCATTAATAAAATATGGAATCTCTTTAAGTCCTGCAGCCTTTGCAGCTTTGACTCGTCTGAACCCATCAATCAATTCATTATCAGAATTTATTTCTATAGGGGTTCTAATTCCATGTTCTCTTACTGATGCAGACAATTCTGTCAAATCACCGTAATCAGTTCGGACATTCTCTTTCACCTTTATCTCATCTATTTGTATTTTCTTCATTGTTTTACCTCCCTGAATTTAGTTCAGGTTTGCGTTTAACCTCGCCAGGTTTTTTTAAAAAAAAATAAAAAAATAAAATTCGTTATTCTATAACGTCATCTTTTCTGCAGGTCCTTTTTTCCCCTCGGCTAGTTTGCCGTAGTGAAAATTTGGCACTTGCATTACTGGTTTTTTGCTAAGTATTTTTATTCTTGAAACGTCATGCCAATAACAAGTTCCTTTGACGTTATTTTTATCAGCCTTTGTAGTTATCGTTGCTTGTATGCATCCGTATAAATCAAAACTTATCGAACTAACAATACCTTTCAATCCAGTAACTCTATCCTCAACTTCGAATCCAAGAATTGCAAAATGCTTATTTATCAAACTCATTGTTTTTCTTTTGGAACATCGTCAGTCTCTTCAACAGCAACTTTTGCATTGTTTGTTGCGAATCTTAATGCTCTAACAATTGATCTTGTTTCAGCCATTCTTATGAAATGTGGTTGTATTAGATTACTCGTTACATTTTCTTTGGTTGCATCTCCATGCCCCATAAATGTTTTTCCATCAACAATTACTTCGCATTTGAAAAACGCAAACTTCTTTTCTAAGTCAATCATTGCATTTCCTTCTGCATCTCTCATAACCTCAGTTCGAATTTCCAATTTGTCTTTGTACTTCTCATGAGCATCGGCAAGCAAATCTTCAAAGTTATTCATTTCGTCAGCCCAATTCTCAGATTTCTTTTCTGGAGCTTTTTCAACTAATTTCAAACTTCCTACAATTCCATTATTGTATTGAAACTCAATAATATTTCCCTTTGCAACTACATCCTTAACCATTGCCTCTAATTGTTCTGATTCGCCTTGGACATTGTACCATTTACCTTCTTCTTCTGTCGTCATGAATCCTATTGATCCATCTTTCAATCTTCCAAGTGAAACAGCCTTAATTTCTCTTTTTAATGTTTCCATGTTTTACCTCCTTCTCAATAATAAGGGGGCTGGGAGAATCCTGTAAAGAATTGACCCCCCCATCTTCAGACATAAGTCCGAAAACTATAAATGGGAAATATCTGGCTACCTCTAATCCCTTTCTTGTCATTCTAATTTGTATCATTGTAAATCATCCTCAGAAATATTAAAGAACTTTTTTATCCATCCAATTTGTGCTGCCAAGGAATTTATTTTAATGTTGGAATTTAACTCATCCCTTGCAGTGAAGTCAGAAATCTCGGCTCTCATGTGATTAATATGGTTGATTGCTTCTTGTCTCAATTCTGACTCTTCTACCATTCTATACCTTTTTGCCTTAACCTGATTCGGCATCCAAAATCCACGCAAATCTTTCAATGTTCTTAGATTCATATCAATTCCTCCTTGGCTTTCTTCTTGTGAAATTTTATGACATCGTAATCACTGTTGTTTAAAAATATAATTCCCAATTTTTTCCAAGTAACAAGATTAAACCAAGTATCTCTAAGATTATTTTCCATACAATATTTATGCATTAAAACTCTTTCTTCATGAGAATAATCTTTATTTGCCTCTTCTGAATCAGATTTCAATTCTTTATCAACAAACTTATTAAGTTGATACAATGACATTCCACAGGCCTCTCTGCATGATGAATATTTTGTAACTGATTCTTCTTTCCCAAAAACTACATACTCCATATCATTCTCAATAAAATCCATTACCTCAGACCTACTTTGATTAAACTTAAGAAAACCTTCACTTTCTAATTTCTTGATTTGTTCAAGAAGAACTCTTATATCTTTATCCATTTGATTCTCCTGTTGATTTATTGAATCTTTCTCTTTCTTCACTTTGCTCTTTTAGTTTCGTTTCAACATGTGATAACTGAGCTTTGTAATCTTCTAAAAGTTCTGGATTAAAATTATTTTCCTCACCATACTCAATCAACTTTTTCAATTCTTTTTTCTTTGATTGAAAACTCATTGCATGTCCAATTACCATCAGAATTTTATCCTAAAACAATTTATTTTTCTTTGGATTTTGTCCATATTAATACAATTAGAAGCCTTTATTATTAATGGATTAGTTATTGGCCAAGCAGTACATGGTATCATAAAATTAATATAACATATTGCTTTTGTTATTGATTTTTTATTAAAATTTGATTTGAATTTTGATAACAAACCTAATCTAAAAAGACCCTTAACAAGCTTTCTTGTTTTATCTCTATGAATTTGTTTTATTGTGTATTCTCCCCAAACATCCCTAAGTTCAATGAACTCTTTATTTTTTTCCATATTTGCTATCCTCCATTTTCTTTGCGTGTTTGACCATTCCGACTTTCCAATTTTTCTTCCACTTTCTTTTTGTCTCTGGACTATCTGAGGCAATCCTGGTTTTTTCTTTTATCTCTGGAAGATTCTGTGTTTCTAATGTCCTTTTTAGATGGATTGTTTCATAGTCATTTTTTCTACTCAAAACATCATCAATATCTTCGTATGTATAAACATCAGTACCTAGGTATTTTTGGAGTTTTACGATTACATACTCTAGTTTTTTTCCTTGAAAAATAGGGCTAAATCTTTCAAACATTCTACCATATCTTGAAATCTGTTGTCTAGCTGAGTAAAGACTTCCTTTATCTTTTATTTCTACTAAGAATAAAACATCTTCTCTTTTTAGTAAAATATCAACTTTACCCTTAACAACTTTAAATTGTGTCTGAAATAATTTGGATCCTTCAATCAACAAACATGGATTATTTGATAGATAATCCCTTGCTTCTTTTCGTGATCCGAACAGTTCAGTAATTCTTCTGTGTTTCATAGTAATAGAAATAGGAATTTAATCTTTATAAATCTTTCTACTCCTACCCTAACTAACATATATCTAACTCTGTGTCCCTACCATTTCCTATGGAAACATTTTTAAAACTTTACAAGAATTTGGAGTTTTGTTTTATAAGTTTTATTTATAAATATTTGTATTATGTATTATATATATTAAAGTAAGTAGTATTGATTGAAAAGAACTATTCTTCGACGATAAAGTTCCATAGGAAATGGTAGGGACACTAGGTTAAGAATGAAAAATGGCCCGAAGGCCAAAGAGTGGTGCTATGAAACACAAAGCAATTACATCAAAGACATAAGAACTTTCCACTCATAAAAAATAAGAAATTGAAATTAATAAAGGTTTCTACTATTCCTTATTGACGAAAGGTAGATCTCTAATTCCGAAAACAGCAAGCACAGCACCTACTTGAACCATCAATACTTCAACACCTGAAACAATATCCAAGTGTCCACTTAACATTCCGCCAAGCGTTGTTAATACTGGACCTACTGCAATCAATAAAGCCGCCCACTTAGTTTTTGATTCGTACCAATTTTTTTCCATTTTTCACCTCCTGGTTATTTTAATTTTAAACAATCGATTGTTAAATTACTTTCTTCATACTTCTTCCAATCATCTCCAAATAATGTTATTTGATTTAGGCATGCTGGACAAGAAGAACTGTAAAGAAAATAAACAGGCTCATCTATTAACATATCAACTATTCCAGTCATATTACCACCAAAAATTTGGAAACCCTCACCAACCAATGTTCCCCTGGAATTCATCCAACTAGGAGTTATCTTTATTCTTTCACACATACCCTCTAAAGAATTGAATCTTTTAGTTTCCTTCACTTCTTGATAAATATTATAAAAGGCAATTAATAAAAATACAATACAAAGTACAAAAACTACAGAAATTACTCTCCACCTTAGATCTACTTTTTCTTTTTTCATTATAAAATTATCTTAGATTGTTTTGCTATTTCTAAAATCTTTTCTCTTTCTTGAGTTAATCTGTCTATCTGACCATTCAGAATATTGTATCTCATTTTCAAAGTATCAATATTAATTTGGACTTTGTTTTCAAAAGTTACATCAACTGAATCTTCATTCTTAGTAACCTTCTTTATGTTTTCTTTTTTTAACCCTTCCATTTTTTGTTTTTGTGTTTTTCGTTTAATTTTACCATCTCTTCTCGAAGAACACTTACCTTTTTACGCTCTTCCTTGAACTCTTGTCTTAACTTTCTTTTCAAATTTGGATTCTTTTCTTTTTTGATTTTTTGTTTCAATGATGGATAGTGTTTCTTAATCTCCATAGTTTTAATAATTAACGGTTTCTTCTCCATAATCAATTCTTCGTTTGATTTTTTGTATTGTCCATTTATATCAGTGTCTTTCAAATATTCATCAAATCTTAAGTCTTCATATCCAAGTCTCTTTGCTGACAATGTAATATCAAAAGTAGAATCAGAAGTTCCATTATTTAATTCATGAACTATCACCCTGTCAAACTTTTTCTCTACCCATAATCCATTACATTGATTTGTTGGAGTTGCAATTGCATTAATGGGATGAAGTGCGTCTATTACTGTGCTTGCAATAAATCTTGGATCTAAGATTATTTCTTTTTCTCCACTTACCAACTGAGAACTCATTTTTTCTTCAAACCATAATTCTGGACTTTCTATAGCAGCGAAAATATATGTTCTTCCATCCTTGGCATTAACGACACAGTTCTTTGTTCCATTTACATCTAAATCACTTACCACCCATAAATCAGAATTATTTCCAAATATACTTGCTCCACCAATAGTAACTGGATCAGATCCACCTGTTATTACTAGGTTATTAGTATCTGCTCTTATTTGCTCTACATCATCCAATTCGAAATCATCGGCACAAAAAATAAATCCTTGATTATGATCAAACAAATCATTAACTTCCAAATCTTCTACATTATCAATATCTTGACTATTCATATTAAGAGTTGATTGTGCAGCTCCACTCAATGTCCAATTTCCAGTAACTCCAAGTGTCCCTGCAATATATGCTGTAAAACCACCACTTCCGTTTACCTGCAATCCAGAACAGGATAAAACATTGGAATCATTTATTGTGCAACCAGAATTTTGTAATGCTCCACCTCCGGTTCCGTTCCATCTTGGTATTGCATTATCAGTAGATGAAGCAATTTCCACTATGACATCATTTCCATTAACCTGAATTCCAGAGTCTGCATAAAGAAATCCAGACAAATAACAATCAGCCCATTTTTCATTTGCAGAATTTTTACCAAGATCATTGAATTCTACTCCACTTCCAGTTGCATTTGGAACTAAAGAATAATTTGCATCAGTCATCTTTGCCCAATCATTAATATGGTCTACGGTAAAGGCCCCTCCTCCACCAGCAGTATCATCAACATATTTTTTTGTGGCCACGTCTTGATTAGAAGTTGGATCAACCACATCAGTTATCTTATGAGTATTCATACTCAATTCTGCATTGATAACATTATTGATACTAGAAATATTAACATTCAAAACTCCAAAATTACCAACCCCTGTAGTTATAAAATTAGAACTTCCTATATCCATCCAGAATCCGGCTGTCGCATCGAATCCTGCAATATTTGTACTAAGTGTCTGATTTGAATATTCAGATTGATATTGATCATAAGTCTGATTGTCACGAGCATTTCTTTCTA